ATGTTTTAAATTTAGCAAACGCAATAGCAGCAACTGGTGGAGGAGATGATGAGTTAACAAGCATGGTTGTGAATATGCAACAGATTAGCAATACTGGAAAAGCAACTGCACAAGATATAAAACAATTTGCTTATGCAGGTGTTAATATTTATAAAGTTTTAGCAGATGCAACAGGCAAACCTATTTCGCAAGTTAAAGAAATGGAAGTTTCTTATGATTTGCTAACTATGGCGCTAGCTAAAGCACATGAAAAAGGCGGAATGTATTATAATGGACTTGAGAATATGGCTGGTAACACTAGCGTTCGTATTTCAAACGTAGGAGATGCTATATTCCAATTTATGAATGATATTTTCGTGTCGTCAAAACCTTTAATCGACGGAGTTCTAAATTCTGTTTTAGGGTTAATTTCTGGCGTTCGTGATTTAGTAGGTTGGTTTAAAGAGCATAAAAATGTAACTGAATTTTTAGGTGTTGCGATTGCTGGAGCTACCTCTGCTATTGTGTTATACACAACGGCGACAAAACTAGCCTCTTTCTGGACATTCCTGACGACCTCATCTATGGTGGCGCAGTTATTTACGGCAGGTGCATTAACCGCAGGTTTTACTGGAGCATCGGCCGCAGGAATGGTATTAGCAGGTGTTATGGCGCTGCTAAATTCTGTAAATCCTGTTGTGTGGATAATTGCAGGAATTGCTATACTAACCGCTGGTGTGGTAATGCTGTATAATCATTTCGGGAAAGTCAGAGCTTCTATTTGGGCTTTATGGGCTGTGATTAAAGAATTTTTCTATCTAGCTAAAGATGTGTTTCTAGCGCTTTCAGATATTGTAATAGGAGTGTTTATGCTGGATTTAGGTCAAATACAAAAGGGATTTGAGGAAGCGGCATTAATAGCATTGACCGCTGGGCAACGAGTAGGAAAAGCGGCTAGTGACGGGTACACGGCAGGAATGAAAGATTTTTCACACGATGATGTAATGCAAAAATCTTTAGCTTCCGTTGAAAAAATAAACGAGACGATAGCTAAAGGAACAACAGATGCGGGTATGTATGCCCGTAATGTAGCTAAAATTACAGATTTCATGAATAAGAAGGTCGGAGAGGGGCTTATTTCGGAAGACGAGAAAACTAAGACGTTAGGCAAAATAGGTAAATTCGGACTTAAGACTGGAGGTGGCGGAATTCCTCCTATAATTCCAACAAAAGAAAAAAGTAAAGCGGACGGAGTTAGTGGGACTAAAGTCGTTAATATAAATGTAAGTATAGGTAATTTAATTAATGATTTTTCGATTAAAACAACTAACTTGCAAGAAAGTACCACGGCTATAAAAGAGAAGGTAATACAAGCTTTAACAGGTGCAATAAATGATAGTCAAATAATAGCGGGTCAATAATTATGAAAGATTATAACGTTCCTAAAATATACGAAAATCCATTATTAATAAATAGTACGGCAAGCGATGCAACAGTGTCGCTTATTAACTATGCAGGGATAAGAGGATTGAAAATATTAGATGCTACAAAAAGCCCCTACGAAATAAATCAAGGGGATAGTGGTGATGTGCCTATTGAAAAACAAATTTCAAAATTAGGGACTGTTGTTTATTCAAATGTAATTTTAAATAAGACATTTGAATGGAATGATTTCAGGATAGATGACTGTTTAATATCTGTTACTCAGGATAAAAAATTAGTCATTACAGATATACAGGGTAAGGATAATGAGGTTATAGAATACATAGGTTTATCAAACTATCAAATACAAATAATAGGAAGGTTAAACGGATCATATAATACAAATCCGAAAGAAGAAACGGCTATTTTAAAGAAAATACTTTCAGCGGGTCAAACATTAGCTATAACATCGTGGTGGTTACAAAATTTAGACATTTCAGACATTGTAGTTACTGGATTTAATTTCGCTCAAACAGAGGGCGAATATAGTACTCAATATTTTACTATAAATGCAATTAGCGATGTAATTACAGAAGCTTTAATAACACAGCAATAAATATGTTAAAACCAGTTACACATATTACTATTAATAATTTATTTTTTGACTTTTGCCATTCGTGGGAATTCTCAGATAAATGGACTGATATGACTAGCGGAGGCAAAGTTACTTTGCCAAAGAATATATATGTAGTTGATACAAATATAAATAGAAGGACTCCTTTATTTGGATTGAATAAAAATATAGGAGGGTTTAACAGCAATCCTATAATTAAAAAAGGCGACAAGATAAAAATAGAAGCTTATTATATTTGTTGGGATGAAAATAACAATGAAACATTTACGCCTAAAAAAACAATTGTTGAAGGTTATGTAACCAAAGTAAGCGCAGGCACTCCAATAGTTTTAGAATTTGAAGATAATATGCATTTGTTAAAACAAATACCTATGAAAAATCAAAGTTTTAACGCTTCTACAAGTTTAGAAAGTATATTTAAAGACGCACTATTAGGAACTGATTTAACAGTTAATTTTCTGACAGATACAACTATAAAATTTGATAATTGTTTATTGTCAACAGAGAATGAAACAGTAGCTCAGTTTCTAGCTAGATTAAGAAAAGATTTTTTCTTTAAAAGCTATTTTAGGGGCAATGAATTGAGAATAGGAAGTTTGATTTACATAGAGTCCGAAGCAAATGAGAAAATATTTGAATTTCAACAAAACATTATAAAAGCTGATTTGGTTTATTCCAGAAAAGACGACGTAGTTTTATCAGCTATTGCTTCTAATCATATTGAAGAAAAAACTGGTAAATTCACAAAATCTGGAGTCGAAAAAACAACTAAAAAAAGAATTGAAGTTTTAGTAACTTTAAAAAATGATAAATTAATAACTAAATCGGTTAAAAAAGGCGAGCAACCAGACCCGAATATAGAAGGAGAAAAAAGAACTTTCTTTTACCCTTTTGCAAAAACAGAACAAGAACTAATTAATTTAGCCGAGATAGATTTAAGAAAATATTATTATTCAGGCTTTAAAGGTAAATTTACTACATTTGGGACTCCTTATGTACAATTTGGAGACAATGCAAGAATAATAAACAAACTACTTCCTGAACAAAATGGATTGTACAAAATAAAAGCAGTTGATTACTCTAGTGGTATTGATGGATACAGGCAAGAAATAACTTTAGATTATAGAATTAATGAGTGAAATAGCTGATTTAATACAAGAACTAGGAGGCGGTAGAAATAAAGACGAGTTGAAATTAATTCAATGTACTGTTAATTCTGTAGATTTAGAAAATAGAATTTGTAACGTAAATACAGTTTCAGGATCTACAAATTATGATTTTGACGCTCAGTTATGCGCTGGAATAGATGATGGTATAATTATAAAGCCCGCTATAGATAGTTTAGTTTATGTTTTAATACCTAAATATAGCACACCTTTTATTGTTCAATATTCCGATGTTGTATCTTTGTTGTTCAAAGGTGGTAATTTCGGGGGTTTAGTAAAGGTTCAAGAATTAACTGATAAAATAAATGCTCTTGAAAACAAGTTAAATGATTTAATTTCGGCTTGCAAAAGTCAGATTGTAACATTAGCTCCTAGCGGAGCTTTTCCTCTAAGTAGTTTTTTTACGTCAGTAAATAATTTAACACCGACCGAAAGAGAAGAAATAGAAAATAAAACAATTACACATGGCGACAGTTAGAAAAGATTTTGCTATTGATAGTGATTTAATTATAAGAAATGGGGATTATGTATTTGAAGAAAGTGACAACCAACACGTTATAGACAGTATTAACTCTCATGCTGGCTGGTGGAAAGAATTTCCTTTAGATGGTGTTGGGATTTCTGATTTTTCAAATTCTACTGGAGGAGCGCAACAATTAGCACGAAAAATAAAAATAGAATTAAAAAAAGACGATTATAGTGTTGAAAATCCAGTTATTGAATTTTCAACAGATGGAAAGTTAAATATTTACCCAAATGCTAGTAGAGTTTAAACCAAGTATCGGAAGCACTTTATTTGACTTATGTTTAAATACGTATTTAAGCTTAAATTTACTTCCTAAATTTATAAAAGATAACAATGTACAGAATTTAGATTTTGTCACTGGAATAAATGAAAAATATGTATATGATACTGATTTTATTTACGATGAATTTTTAAGTAATGAATTAATTAGAAATAATTATAAATTCTCAACAGGAGATATAAAAATACCAAATAGCAATGTAAGTAATGAAAATTATTTATTAATAGAAAGTTTAGCGATTTTGCAAAATGAAGCAGGAATTAATTTTTTAATATAATGAGTACTAAAATTTCAGATTTACCACCATATATAGGAGTTTCAAATCCTGATGGAGATTTACCTATAAGTATATTAGGAACTACATATAAAATAAAGCCAAATCAAATAGGGGAAGCTAGTTTAGGGGTAGGCTCTCGTTTCAAAGGAGATTTCAACGCTTCTACAAACTCACCAACTTTAGCAAATGGATTCGGGTCTAATGGTGATTATTACAAAGTTTCTGTAGGTGGGGACGTAGATTTCGGAGCTGGCTTGGTTTCTTTATTAGCGAATGATTTCATTTATTATAACGGTTACACTGGAATTTGGAATTTATGGTTCCGAGAAAGTTCGGGTGGCGGTTCTACTCCAATAGCTTCCGAAGTAGATTCAGGAACTGTTAAAACAAATGTAACAGTTGCAGATCCTGTAGTGTATTTAAAAGAAGAAGTAGACACCTTAGTTCAACAAGCAATTGGCGGGCAATTATCATATTTCTTTTTTAAAACTGTTTCGGACGTAGCAGGATATTATAAAATGTTGCTTAATCCATCAACTGGAGCAGCGCAAGACATAACAGTATTAAACTGCACAGGAACAACAACGATTGCAAATTTCGTGACCGAACCGAGTGCGCCAAATAAAACTTATATACCAAAAGGATATTTTAGAAGTACAATTCACGCAAAAAAAACAGGCGCAGGAAATGCAACGGTTTTCTATGAAGTTTACAAAAGAGATTTAGCGGGAACAGAAACATTAATTGGAACATCCTCTGTTTCAGATGCGAATTTAACAACTTCAATATTAGAGTATCTACTTGAAATATACGTTCCTACACAAGTACCTTTATTGGCTACTGATAGAATTGTTTATAGAGCTAGGACAGTAGTAGCAAGCGGGACACCAGACGTTGGTATTTATTTCGAAGATAGTTATTTAACTGGTTTAGACGTACCTAGTTATATTGTGAGTGTTACGGAAATTCCAGATGCTAGCGAAACAGTTGCGGGAAAAGTATCGATATTGACTCAGACATTTAAAGGTAATAAAACTATTGTAGGAGAAAGTTCTACAACTGGAAATGCATTTGAAGTTCAGAATTTAGCGCATGAAAAACTTCTTCAAATTGGTAACAATAAATCATTAGGAATAAATGTAAACCCTATCAGTAATATAGGTTTATCTATTGGCGCAGGAGTTTTTGGTGGTGCAGGAAGTTCAAATTTTACAGTATTTGCAGGTAATACAGGGACGGATAGAGTGTTAGATGTTACAAATTCACAACTTGTAATATACAAGGAAATATATGGGGCTTTAGATTTACCGATAACAGCAAATGTAAATTTGTCTTTTTTATATGGAAATGCAACAAACGGGACAATTACTTTAGGGACAGGAACAACGAATGGGACTCATGTAGCCATATCTAATTTTGAAAAAAATAGAGTTAATATATCTACACCAATAACACCGCCAGTAGGATCATCCAACGGTGTTTATAATTGTTTAGATTTTCGCTCAACAATAGATTTAACAAATATTTCTGGAACGACAATAGCTAGAGGTTATTACATACACCCTACTTTAACAGGATTAACATCTGCAAAAGTTTTCAGAGCAATTGAAACTTCTGAAGGAGGGGGTTATTTTAATGTAGGTGCAACAACTAATGTACAATCGTCTGCTATTCTACAAGCAAATAGTACAACACAAGGGTTTTTACCTCCGAGAATGACGACAACACAAAAAAACGCAATAGCAACTCCAATGGCGGGATTAATGGTATTTGATACTACATTAATGAAGCTCTGCATATTCACAACTGCATGGGAAACAATAACCTCAATATAATAAAATGATACAAACAACAACAGCCTGTTATGGTAGCCGAGGGAACGGAATGCAAAAAGTTTACATGAAAGCTTTGACTCCTGAAGATACAGGCGATGGCTTTAATATTGTAATAATTGATTACATGATTATAGACGACGTAGAAAAAGAGATTTACCGTAAGTCTGTTTACATGAGCTATGCCGAAAGGGATGCTTTGAAATCTGCTGTCGTAGCTGGTTATTCATTAACTGGAACAGAAAGCGAAATAAACAAGCAATTAATACCTTATGCGGTTCTTTATCGAACTAAAAGCGAAAACCCGCCAACGTATATGATTGATACTAACGAATGGATTTTGTTATGATTTTATACTTACTCACATATATTTTAGAGCCTTTTGTATTTGGAATAAATATCATCATAGTATTTGCGAAAAATAAGAATTTGAACGGTTATTTTCGTCAAGATGCTGTTTCAAGAGATAGATATGCAAATAATAATTATCGTGCTTTATGGAACATTTTATTCATAAAAAAAGGCGGTTATAAATTTGGAGACGAACGTGAAACAATATCTAGCTGTTTAGGTAAGAATCAAGAAGCAGGAACTTTAACAAAAATAGGGCTTGCGTTTTGTAAGTTTTTAAATATTTTTGAAAAAGACCATTGTAAGAAATCAATAATTAATTTTTAAATAAGTAAATATGAAGAACTGGAAAACAACAGTATTAGGAATTTTAGGAGCAGGATTGTTGCTTGCTACTTCTAAGGGGTGGATTGATAATGATTTATCTATTTTTATAGGCTCTGCAATTGTGGCGTTATTTGGATTGTCTGCCAAGGATTCTGCAGGCAAAGAAGACATCGGAGGCGGCGGAATTAAGAACCCACCAAAACCGTAATGAAGTTTTTTTTAAAAAAATACATGTATCTACTCCCTATAATTTTATTAGGAGTAGATATTTTGTCTTTATTCGTAGACTTAAATTATGTAGTAGCTGGTAATATAGCTGGTTATTCGATAGTTACAAATATTGTATTTATTTATATTTTTTCTTACAGCAGTTATTGTTGGCTTACAAAATTAGCTCCTATAGGAATGACGGTAATTAATTTAGTCAATATAGTAGGTAATTACATAGATGATAAATTCTATAACTTTTGGTACGTCATAACAATTTTTTGCGTACTTTTGACATTAACACTTATTTTAGAAATTGATAAACGATTAAAAGCATGATTACACCTGAGGAAGTGAAGACGGTATTAAGTATGAATGATGCTACAATAGCTGGAATTTTAATAATTTTAGCTTTTTCTTTTGGGTTTGTAATCTATTATTTATTTAAAGTGAATCAAGATATATTAAAAACTTCTGCTTCTGACAGAGAACGTTTATACGCTGAATTTACAGCGGAGCGGGACAGGCTATACAAAGAGCATTTAAATGAAATAAGAAGTTTTAACGAGCTTTTAATTAAAGTAAACGAGAAATATTCAGACTCTATACAAAATTTAGTATTACTTCAAAAAAAATAGAATGTGTTTAGCTATAAGAGAAAAACCTATTTTGTTATTTAATTTTGATAAAAGTAATTATTTACAAGAATCGGAATTGATGAGAAAAAATATTGATAAGATATTAAAAAAACTTAGAAAAAATGAAACTAAACGAACAAGGTTATAAGCTTATTTGCGAATTTGAGGGGTTATCATTAAAGCCTTATTTATGTTCTGCAAAAGTTCCTACAATAGGTTATGGTAATACTTATTACCTTAATGGCAAAAGAGTGACTTTATTAGATGGTCCGATAACCAAAGAATACGCTTTTGAAATATATAAAGAAGTAGCTGACAGGTTCGCTAAAAAAGTTAGTGCAATGCTAAAAGTTGAAGTAACACAAAATCAATTTAATGCTTTAGTTTCATTCAATTACAATACTGGCGCATTATACACTTCTACTTTATTGAAAAAAGTTAATGCCAATCCGAATGATGAAACAATTGATGCGGAGTTTAAAAAATGGATTAGAGCAGGAGGAAAAATAGTAAAAGGATTAGTAACACGTAGAGAAAAAGAATCTAATTTATACTTTAGTAAATAACGCGAGGTTTAACTAGAATCTATCGTTTTGCCGAAGTCAGCAAAACGATAATTTAAACACTTTTAAACACTTTTAAACACTTTTAAATGAGAAAAAGAATATATCAAAAAATGTTTTCAGTTTATTTTTATATAGGCGTTAATGTTTTAGGAATGCCAGAAATGCACACGCATGATGTGCTATTATTTAAAACAGTAAAATATACTTTATAATGAAACAAGAAATTCCACCAGTAATAAAAAACGTTTTAGACAATGCTGCTAAAACATATTCAGAATCAAAGGCTACAACAAACGCTGGCGCAGTATTAAGATTCTTTGCAAGATTTATTTCAGTAGATACAGTAATAAAATTATTTGCACATAAAGTAAAATAGAGCTATATTTGTATTGCGGTTTCAAGGAAAGGTTTCTATATATAATTTTTTTGGTTTAGTTAGAAAATGCGAGTTTGAAAAATAATTCGCATTTTTTTTATGTTTTTGTTTGGTATATTAATATTCCTGTCTTATATTTGTACCAGCAATAAAACGAAAGACTAAAAATATATATTATGACACGTTTACAAACTTTAGAAAATAACTAAACATGAGAAAATCTACAGCGTTATTAATTATTGCATTGGCACAAGAAATTTTATTTTTTACAAGTAAAAAAGATGTTCATTTTATAACATTGATGATAATTATAGCAGGTTATTTCATAGTAAAACAATTAGAAGAAAATAAAAACAAAAAAACAATGAACAAAGAACTAAGAGAATTATTCGAGAAATCAAAACTAAAAAAAAAAGAATTCTGTATTAAAATAGGGATTTCTGATAGAAGGTATAGGGCAATAGTGCAAAAAGGAGCGTTTGAATTAAAACACAGCACATTTAATAAGTTTAAAAACAGGCTGTAGTATTTCGCACAACGTTTGGTGCTTGGCGAAGAAGCGGAAAAGTACACACTATTTTTCGATTAAGCCTAAATTTTAAAGACACAAAACAGATTATAAATTAAAAACCGAACCCGCTTTTTTGCCAAACACTTGTTATGGTTAGTGCGGTTCATAAAACAAAATGTAATTATGACAATAAACATTGATTTTGATGGAACTTGTGTTACTCACGAATTTCCAAATGTAGGAAAAAGTATTGGTGCTGAAAAAGTACTGAAAAGATTAGTTGATAATGGACATCAATTAATATTATTTACAATGCGTTCTGACCGAGAAGAAGCAAAACCTATAATTGACCCAACAATACAAAATGTCACAGGTAAATTTCTAACAGAAGCGGTTGAATGGTTTAATAGAAATGATATTAAACTTTATGGAATACAGAAAAACCCAACACAATTAAATTGGACTACTTCGCCAAAAAGTTATGCGGAATTAATGATTGATGATAGCGCTTTAGGATGTCCTTTACGATATGATTTACAAGTTTCTGAAAGACTTTTTGTTGATTGGAAAACAGTTGAGTTGTATTTAGAAAATATAGGTTGTTTTGAAAACGAAAAGTAGCGCTTGCTACTAACGTTTAGTGTCTATAAGCAGTTGCCGAAAAACTGCCTAAACTTTAAATTAATCACTAA